GCCGATCTGTAGGCAGTGCCGGAAGCTGCACGGGCGGCGGCAGCGTCCCAAGCATCGGGGGTTTTTGGGAAAGCCTTACCTCTCCTGGCTCCACTCTCTCCCCTGTGCCGTCGCTATCGACCCCTCGTCACCGTGCTCCGGCCCCATCACCGCGCACCACGTCAGGCGGTACGGAGAGCGACGGCAACATGGCCGGGCGGTTCCGCTCTGCGCCGGCCATCATCTGCGGGACTGGGGCAAGGACTCGATTGAGCGCCTGGGGCGTCTCGGGTTCCAGCGCCGGTTCGGAATCGACCTTGAGGCTCTTATTTTGAGGCTGAACAAAACATGGCAGTTGCTAAACCAAAGAGCGGCATAGAGATTCTGGCTCGGGATGTCGAGATGGTCGATACCGACAGTCTTCTTCCGCATCCGTCCAACCCAAACCAAGGCGACGTTGGCGAAATCTGTCTCTCGATTCAGAAGAACGGGTTCTATCGCCCCTTGGTTGTCCAGCGCTCCACGCGGTACATCCTCACGGGGAACCACACCTGGCAAGCGGCCCGGCAATTGGGTATCGGACAAGTTCCCGTGACATGGATCGATTGTTCCGACGAGGTAGCCTTGCGGATTCTCCTCGTAGACAACCGCTCGGCTCAGTTGGCCGTCTACGACGACAACAAACTGGCCGAACTCCTCCAGGGCATCATGCAGGACGTGGGGACGCTGGAGGGGACCGGATTCGACGGGAATGCGTTGGATCAACTATTGGCTGACTTAGAAGGGGGCGGCCCCGTGACTGGGGAAGATTCCATACCCGATCCTCCGCTCAATCCCATAACCATCACGGGGGATCTCTGGTTATTGGGGTCCCATCGATTATTGTGCGGAGACTCCAACGAAGAAAACAGCAGCACGCGCGTTCTTAATGGCGCGATTCCCGGTTGCACTATCTACGACCCAGAGTGGGACGATGTCCCTAAAATAAAAATTCCGATGGGGGCAATGCTAGTATTCACGGACGGGAATAGATGCGGAGATGCCATTACCCAGTTTGGTTCGCCTACTTGGGTATTCGTTTGGGATTGTGGGGCTTGTTGGTATACGCCGAATAGACCACTGAAGCGCATGAAAATGGCACTGTGGTATGGGGATGTGAAGAGTTACAACTCTGACGGATCTCACTACCGGGGAAAAGGATCGGTTGCTCATGAAGTAACTAATACCCGTGGGACATACCAATATGTCCCGGACCCCAGGGGGTTGCATTTAGCCGACCTGTTTTGTTCTCAGCTAGCGAGGGCTCACTCCGATGGGGAGCACAAGCATTCCAAGCCATTAGACTGGATACGGTGTCTCATCGGGAATTGCAGCAAGGGTGCAGTATATGATCCCTTCGGCGGTTCAGGCTCGGCTTTAATCGCCTGCGATCAACTCGGAAGATCCTGCTATATGGTTGAGATCGACCCCGGATGGTGCGATGCAATAGTACTTCGCTGGCAAGAGTTCACCGGCGAGGAGGCAACACTCGCCGGTGACGGTAGGACATTCGGCGAAATCAAACTTGGCAGATATCCGGTAGAAATACCGCCAGATCCCGCTTCACGTAATACTTCTTCCCAAGAGATCGCAACAATTCCACCGCCCGCCGCGCGAAATCGGCCCAATCAATCGAGGCAGCGTGCTGCGAGTAATTGAGTTTGCCGACCTTGAAGAGATCCACAAATCCATGAGTCTTCCGAATAATGGCGAGCGCGACTTCTGGATCAATCACCGGCTCCAGGCTTACCCACGTCGGCACGCCCGCGGCGTGGAACTCGCGGATGGTGGCGATGCGGTCGGCTGGGGTCGCGGCCCCTGGCTCCCATTCAAAACTCGCGGCGTCATCGAGCAGTGTGAGCGTGGTCGCGAAGGCGTCACCCGGCCCGAGCAGGTCCAGGTCGCGGAGCGCCCGGCTCCCGCCCTTGGTCAAAATATGGACGGCATGACCGGCTCCATGGAGGACCTTGATCGCTTCGCGCGTAGTGCCAAGTCGTTCATCGAGCGATTGGTATGGGTCGCAGGTGAAACAGAGCAGAATCGGATCGGACGGCGTGCGTGCTGCGGCCTCCCGCGCCAGGAGCGGCAGGAAATCAGATCGGGGAACGGAGCGCTCGAAATCCCCCCGTGCCCGACGCGTGGCAGCCGGAGCGTAGCAATAGATGCAGGCGTGGTCGCAGCCCCGGTACACGTTACAGGCGAGAGCCGCGTACTCGCGCGCGCGGCCGGCAGGTTCATAGATCAGCATCGGTTTTCTCCTCTGGACAATGGTGTCCCCTCTTCGCGGCCCGCGTCAGCGTCATGGCCCCGCACGGGCAGCGCGGGTACTCCTTGGGCCTTCCTCCGCTCTTGTGCGGCGTCTGGCGTCGGCCAGAGATCCCAGCGGCCGCGCTCAGGATCTCAGCCTCGGGGTGGTCAATCTGGCAGGACGGGAGGCGCATCAGGCAGCACTTCCTCCCTTGTGGGCGAGTTCTTTTGCAATAAAGCGCGCTCCGTTGTCTATTTCTCCCTGCTCGATGCGGATGCGCTCTTCGCGTCTCTCCCAGGCGCTCGCGCAATTCGTGGCCGCCTGCATTGTTCGGTGGGCATGGTTACACCAGCCGGATTCGGTGTAATGGCCGTAGGATTGCGTTTCCAGCACTGCCTGGTAGCGTACTGCTCTGTTGTTTTCCATGCTCTAACTATAAACCCACTGTGGGTTATTGTCAATAGCAAAATGAGCACTATTTTCACAATGCTTTCAACGGTTTAGCCCCATGAGTCTCATCCGCATAGCCGACGCAGCGAAGATGCAGAACATCTCGGTCCAGGCATTCTACCTCCGCATGAACGCGACCGGCCTGAAGACCGCCCGCCGCGGTTATGTCGATGTGAACGAGATGCATCAGCGCTTTGCCAATCGGTTTGAGTACATCGACCGGCCGAACTCGGTCACGGGACCGCCCACGAACGGCCATCAGCGACGGCCAGGGCCGGAAAAGGGCAGCATCACAAACCTGAAGGAAGGCTGCCTGGCGGTTGAACTCCGGCGAAAGAACCTGAAGCTCAAGCGGGAGGAAGGCCGGTTTGTGGATCGCAATGCCGTGCAATCCGCCTGGGGCAGTCTCATCATCAACGCCAAGAACAAGCTTCTGTCGATGGGCAACCGTCTAGGTCCGCTGGTTGCCTCCGAAACTGAGCCGGTGGCCTGCAAGTCCATCATCGACGCGGACATCGAAGAAATGCTGCGCGGCCTGTCCAGGTTCGAACTTCCCCCCGAGGTTTCGGAGCAAATAGCATGAGCGCCCTTCCAATGATGGTCCGCGAAGCCTCGCGCCTCTGGGCGCCTCCGCCGAAGTTGACCGTCTCACAATGGGCAGAGCAGAACCGGCATCTTTCGAGGGAATCGAGCGCACAGACGGGGGAATGGAAAACGCGACCATACCAGCGGGAACCGATGGACGCTTTCACGGACCCCGCGATCCACACCATCGTCCTGATGGTCGCGCGCCAGACGCTCAAAACCGAGGTCATCAACAATTGCATCGGCTATGTGATCGATCAGGACCCTGGCCCGACGCTTCTGGTGCAGTTCCGTGACGTGGACTGCAAAAAGTGGTCCAAGATCCGCTTCGCGCCGATGCTCCGCGATACGCCATGTCTGCGGGGCAAGGTAGCCGACATCAAGAGCCGGAGCGGTGAGAGCACGCTCGAATACAAAGCCTTCCCTGGAGGGCATCTTAGCGTCGTCGCTTCTGCTTCTCCTGGGAATCTGGCCGCTCTGCCGATCCGGTTTCTGTTCTGTGATGAGATCGACAAGTATCCCGCGTCGGCCGCATCTGCCGGTGATCCCATCTCTCTCGCGCAGGGCCGGCAAGAGGAATTCTGGAATCGCAAGACCGTGCTCGCCTGCACGCCGACGATTGAGGGGCTATCCCGTATTGCGGCGGCCTGGGAGCAATCGGACCAGAGGGAATTCGAGGTTTGCTGCCCTTTCTGTGGCGAGTTTCAGATCCCGAAGTGGGGACAGGTCAAAGATCCGCGATTCCCTGGGGAGCAGCCCGCTTCAACGGCTTACCAGTGTGAACATTGCCTGGCGCTATGGCCCGATGTTAAGCGGTGGGTCGCGATCAAAAGCGGACGGTATCGGGCGACGACCCCGTTCAATGGAGTGGCCGGGTTTCGCGTCTCAGGAATCTGCCGTATTGGACAACCGCTCGTTAGGCTCGTGGATGAATTCTGGTCGAAGAAGGACGGCCAGGAGACGCTCAAGACCTTCATCAACGAGCAATTGGCGGAATTGTGGCGCGAGCAAGGCGAAGCCCCGGATCACGAAAAGCTGATGGCGCGGCGTGAAGAGTCCTATCGTCTCGGGCAGGTTCCGGCGGGCGTGCTCTTTCTGACCTCCGGCGTGGACTGGCAGAAGAGATGGGGTGAGGGTTACGTCTACGGCTGGGGCCGCGGTCGGCAGCGGTGGGTTGTGGATCATTTTCGTATCGAGCGCAGCCCCTTCGAGCAGGCGGCGTGGGATGAACTTACTACCCGGCTGAATCAGACCTACCGGACGCAGGGCGGGATAGACCTATCCATCGTCCGCATGGCCGTTGATACCGGCTTTGCCGCAAACGAAGTCTACCAGTGGGCGCGGCAACAGGGCAGCGGCCGCGTGATGGCGGTTGACGGCCGACAGCACCTTGCGGCCCTCGTGGTTCCCCCGAGCCAGATCGATGTAACGGTCTTCGGTAAGAAGATCAAGCACGGCTGCAAACTCTGGCCCGTGGATGTGAGCGCGTGCAAGTCTGAACTCTACGGCCTGCTTGGGAAGGATCGGCCCGCGCAAGGCGAACCGTACCCCGCCGGCTGGGTTCATTTCGCGGCGGATCTTGACGAGGAGTTCTTTAAGCAGCTTACCGCGGAGAGCCTCCAGACGCACGTCGTCAAGGGGTACCGGAAAACCGAATGGATCAAGACGCGGGAGCGCAACGAAGCCCTGGACTGCGCCAACTACGCGCGTGCGGCGGCGTTCTCGGTGGGTATGGACCGGCATGCGACGGATGAGCGCTGGTGGGCCGCACTCGAAGGGCAATTCCCCAAGACCGTAGCGAAGGCCGCGCCGAAATCTGCATCAGAAAAGGCCGCCGCCGATCATGGGCTGGAAGATGAGATCCGCGCACCGGACGAGGCCGCACCAAAATCCGCTTCCTATCAGGCCCCCCGCGACCGTTTCATCCCGCGAAGGAATTGGTTTGAACGATGAGCACTCAACCGACATCGCTTACTCTCGCGCAGCTACAGCAGCTCCAAACCGCCACCATCATGGCACTTGGGAGCGGCGTCCTGCGTGCCGAATTCGGAGGCCGCAAGGTGGAATACCGAAGCGTGGCAGACGCCAAGCAGGCGCTTGAGGTGCTCTCCGATCTGATCCTGACCGCGAGCGGACGAACCGAAACGCGGGTCGGCCTCGCGCAGCACAAACGAGGCGACGGTCCAACCGGGCCGGGTCCGTTCTATTGGGAGAACTGGTAATGGCGAAACCGAACTTTCCGACACCGCAGCCGGGGCGCACTATTCCGGTCGAAGTATCCGCGCTTGATGAAATTCTCAAGGAACTCCGCGCCATTCGCTCCGCGCTGGAGAATCCGAAGACGACGGCGATCAAGGAACTCCGCGAGACGATTGAAACCTAGATGAACTTCCTCGATAAGGCTATCGAATTCGTAAGCCCCCGCGCTGCATTCCGTCGCGTCCAGGCACGCACGGCGCTTCAGATCGCGGGTGATCATCTGAACCGGCAGACTGAGCGTTTCCGTTACGATGCTGCCACCGCCGGCCGCCGTGCGCATGGCTGGTATGCCGCATCGACCGACGCCAATGTCGAGTTAATGGGGTCGCTCATCTGGCTCCGTAACCGTTCCCGTGATCTAATCCGCAACAATCCGTATGCCGCGAAGGCCCTTGAGGAGTTGGTAGGGAATTGCATCGGGACCGGAATCATCCCGCAGGCGAAAACGAGTGACGACAAGATCAACAAGATCATCGACAACGAATGGCCCTATTTCGTGGAAAGCTGCGATACGCCGCAGCGCGTGGACTTCTACGGGATGCAATCGCTCGTGGCACGGAGCATGGCGGAGAGCGGTGAGGAATTGGTGCGCTACCGACCGCGCCTGGCGAAAGACAATCTAAGAATCCCGTTACAGCTTCAGTTGCTAGAGGCCGACTTCTTGGACCAGGCCCGCACGATGGGAACAGTGAACGGCCACGTCATGCAGGGCGTACAGTTTGATCTGCTGGGGCGTCGCGTTGCTTATTGGTTATGGAGCTACCATCCAGGCGGCGTGCTGATCCTGAATCCACGCGGAGGAATCATAAGTCAACCCGTCCCAGCAGATCAGATCCTCCACGTTTACCGCGTGCTCCGACCCGGACAGGTTCGCGGCGTGCCATGGCTAAGCCCTTCCATGATGGCGCTTCGGGATCTAGACGATTATCTAGATGCGGAAATGATACGGAAGAAGATTGAGGCATGCGTAGCCGGCTTCGTGATTCAAACCGAGGGAGCCGACGGTCTTCCGATGGGCATCTCGCGTTCAACCGATCCGCTTCAGGATAACGGAAACCCGGTAGAGAGTTTCGAGCCTGGGATGATCGAATACCTGAAGCCAGGCCAGGACATCAAGTTCAACAACCCCACGCCGGTTTCAGGATTCAGGGAGTTCAGTATGGTGGGGCTACAGAGGATTGCGGCTGGGATAAATCTTCCCTATGAACTACTGACTGGCGATATGTCGAACGTGAACTATTCCAGTTATCGCGCCGGAATGCTCTCGTTCCGAAACACGATTGAGATTTACCGATGGCTCACATTGATCCCGATGTTCTGCCAGCCCGCGCGCCGGCGTTTCATTGACACGCTTGTCGATCAAGGGAAGATCCCAAAGAAGGCCGTGGATGATGAGAACGTGAATCTCTACAAGACACAGTGGACGGCCGGAAAGTTCGAGAGTGTTGATCCCGTGAAGGATGCCGAGGCCACCCTAAAGCAGATCCGCATGGGGACACTCTTACTTACGGAGGCAATTGCCGAGAACGGCTATGATCCGGAGTCGCAGTTGCAGCAGATCGCCAGAACAAACGCGATTTTGGATGAACTCGAAATCATCCTGGATTGCGACCCCCGCAACACCACCCTTCGCGGTCAAGAACAGCCCGCAGGGACGCAGGAGAGAACGCCATCATCGAAGGCCGTAGCGGGCGCACCTAGTAGCGGGAAGCTGGCCGCCCGTGATCCGCGCACGTTTCAGGCTGCGATGGAATCCCTGCAAACGAGAATGCAATATCTCGTCGTGAACGCAGCGCAGCAGTCCGTTAACCCACGGAGTTACTTGTCGCGCACGTACACCACGTAAAGGAGTCACAAATGAAAGCCGATGCAACCGCAGTAAAGAATCTTCAGGCAGCAGCCGGACTAGAGGCTGCCATGATGCTTCAGTGCCAACTAGACCGGCTCTCCCTAAAGAACATGGGGCTAAAGAAAGTGGCGAAGATGCTTGACCACTGCGGAGATAATTGCTCTGGATATCTGGAGAAGATCATTAGCAGACTTCTATTTTTCGAGACTGCGCCATCGTATGACGGAGGAAAAGCGTCGGAGCGCGGCGGACTAACGGAGATTCTTCAGGGCTGTCTCGCTGGATGTACTTCAATCGTCGCGCAGTACCAGCAGTTCTGTAAGCAAGCCTGGGACGTACTTGACGATGGCACGCGTAACCTATACGAGCACCTCATCAAGTGGCACGAGGATGACATCGACAAGCTTGAGCGCGAACTGTCACTGATCCAGGAACTCACAGAGAAGGAATACATCGCAGCGCGGATCTAGCGCGCGCCAAGGAGGGCATTATGCGAAAGCATTTCAAGGAAAAAGTGGGGGAACCTACCGCTGGCGCAGGTGACTACTTCGCCTCCGCCGACACTCACCCCGTCCCACAGACCGCGGACTCAAAGTCCGGGACCATTGATGTCGTGTGGTACAGCGGGGCGGCCGTCCCTCGGGTTGACCGCGAGACAGGCGATACCTTCATGCTTACGCTCGACATGAAGGGTGCACGTATGGACCGACTGAACAACGGCGCGCCCATCTTCGATACCCACTTCACCGGCGAGGATTTCAAATCGCTCATGGCCGGCCAGATGGGGACGCGCGCCCAGCGCGGAGTCGTGCGCAAGGCATGGGCAGATGGTCCCGCCGGCAAGGCAACCCTCCAGTTCGACATGGGTGATT